TTCTTGTAGAACGTGATATCGTAAGATATCCATAGTTCTCCGAGAGAGACTCCTGCTGCCGACATTCCTTGAGTGGCTACTTGAAAGCTACCCAGCGAAGTACTTGTCTTAGGAGCTCCATTAAGGAGGTCAGTATACAAGAGCTTACTGGGTCTTTCAGACTGTGCACACTCGATTCCGTGGACGAGGCTGAGGGCGGGCTTGGTCGAACAGGCATAGTCCGAGTTCTCCATCTCCGGTTTGGATGAGAACGGTGCGTCGTATGGATCATAATCGGTTGCCATGATAATGGTACCGAGAGCCTGCGACGACCCGTTGTACTCCGAAGAGGTTGAGACGAACTCGATGACGATGCCGTTTGGCTGCCACTGGTCGTAGAGGGGAGCGAGTCGAGAGAGCCAAGGGAATAATTCCTTGTTGGTGGGATTGATCTCGAAGGTTCGACTATTGAAAATAGTGGAACCGTCCATGATTGAACCCGATCGGATGTCTCCGATGAACTCTCGTTCCGTGATCCTTGTCCCACGTGGCCCATCCTTGTGGAAGGTGGCTCCGACGTGAGTGTCTCCGGCCATGAGCGAATTCGATTTAACTCGATAATCGCCGTGTCCGAAGTACTTCGCGAGTGACGACGCTGCGTACGCACCGAGGTCACCCTGGTTGACGAAGTTTCCCAGGGTCCTCCCGATCGTGGAAGCCGCATCGAGTTTCGTGAGGTTCTTCTTAACGAGGGACCTCTCGAGATGATCGATTTTAGCTTCGAGACGACGGGCTGGGTCCGAGATCGACTGAACCTCGGTGGTATAGTCGCCACGGCCGCGGATGCGGGCGGGTCGACCGGGTAGGCGTGTTCGCCTAAGTGGTTGTTGTTGATTCTTTCGAGTCATGCTATTGTATTGTGGGGAAGACCCGATACAATTCGGAGACTGTACATCCACGCGTCACAGATGGAAATCTGAAGGCGCCGTGCAGTCGTTCGACATTTTGGTTAGTACGGAAGTATTAAGCCCGGATGGGCACCGTTTTGGGCCAGAATGAACCACGCGTGGACTCCCTAGAGTAACTGACTCATGGCAGGACGGTTCGCCCTCACCACTTGTTCCCTCCCTTTCTGGAATACCTTCCCGTCCGGGAAGGGGTATAGTCTGGGAGGAGACCTTGCGAGGCACGGACCCTGTAGTCTTCTCGAAGGCGGGCCTTGACCGATGAGGTCGTGGGCGTCTTGATTGACTTAAGGGTCCGCGATGTCTCACGAAGATCCGAAGCGGTAAAGGGCCGGGATACCACCGGCAGGTATTCCCAGGACTCCAGTTCGACGACGATGGCTGGAGGAGATGGGTGGGACTCGATGGGAGCTGACTCCGCGACTACTGGGACAACTTCTTCCTCTTTCGGTTTGTAAGTGACAATTCGAAAGGGGAAGGAGGTCATCTCCCCAACGGGAAGAAGGTCCTTTCGGCCATGGTTCGACCCCTTGAGGAGTCGGCGGAGTTCGTCGTTCGAGAGTCGACAGGAGGCCACCAATTCAGTGGGCTCCGGCTCGAAGTAGTCAACCACGAGTGGGTTGGCTCTGACTGTGAAGTCGGAGTCGAACTGCGAGCGGCCATCTTCGAGCGGGCCTATAGGGGCATCCAGAGTCGCCGATATAAACCGACGGGCTCCGAGCGTTCCTATAGACGTCTCCACGGTATTGATCGCCGTCAGGCGCGTGAAGGGTCGAAGAGGATGATCCTCGGCGGGTCCAACGAACTCCTGCTTGGCTGCCTCAAGGAGGCGATACGCGAGGTGTCGCTGGGGTTCAGAGAACCGAGGGGTTACTCCCTCCGGAACCTTGAATCCAAGGCCTCCGAGGAGCGGGTGAGCAAAGAGGTTGAGAGTCCACTTGCCGAAGCGAGTCTGACGTGCGATCCCCTCCTTGTGGTAGTGGAGAAAGAGGTTGTGGGCCCTAACAGGGTCCATCGCACCAATTACTGCCCATTCATACCACGAGGACAGAGGGACAAGGCCGTGGCGGCCCCGTTCGTCAGTCGTCTCTGCAAGGTTCAGGAGAAGCCCCAAGTTGATGTATCCAAGGACACGGAACTTGTGGCTCTTCTTGAACACCCAAGGATGCGTCTCATCGAGCTCATCCAGATCAGCCCAGGGAATCCTGGTTGGGATGGAGAGCTGCTCCGAGAACGGTTCAGAGAGGGTCCACGAAGTAATCCGACCGGTTTTCACCAGGCGGGCGGGTGTTGACTCGTCAAAGACGATCGGGAGGGAGTTGACCGTCATGTATCGGGAATGAACAAAGTTCTTTCCGAGAGAGAGGGTGAACCCAACCGATTTAGTCGCGGCAAGCCAGCGCTGGTACTGCTCGGGGTCAGAGCGGAAAAGGATATCGTCGCCGTTCACCAGAACGGGGAGGAGTCTGAATGCTCGTCGACCATGGAGGAAGTCCTTGCGGACCTTATCCGGAAGCGATTGAATGTATGTAAATAGATTCAAGATGCAGAGGATAGGGAACGAGAGGACCGAGCCCATCAGTTGCCCGTTCTTTTGGAGTACGGGGTCCTGTTCGGCATCCTTCGGATAGATCAGTACCTGTTCGAGGAGCACGGCACGGAGGTGCGGAATCAGATGGCGATCCTCGCCGACCAGTTTGGCCTCGATGGCTTCCAAGACGAGCTTGGTGGCCTGGATATCGAGTCCATCGGTTGCGGCGGAGTAATCACCTGAGACAAAATCCGCAGTCCTGTCGCCGTGAAGTTTCCTTTCGCGTTCCATCATATCATATACGTTTTCTTCCGAGAAGGTACGTGATGTGAGGTCGAAACAAGGAAATCTCTGAAGGTAGGACCAGAGGGCTTT